GCAGAGAGTTGAAGAGGAAGGCGATTGGACACTATTCTGTCCAGCTGAAATTGACTGCGAGCTTTGGGAAATGTACGGAGAGGAATTCGAGAGTAATTACGAAAGACTTGAAGCTGAAGGAAAAGGTCGTCATACTATGAAGGCTAGAACCCTATGGCAAAAAATCCTTGAATCACAAGTTGAGACAGGCACGCCATATATTCTTTTCAAAGATTCAGCTAATCGTAAATCAAATCAAAAGAATTTAGGAACAATCAAATCTTCTAACTTATGTACTGAAATTATAGAGTACACCTCAAAAGAAGAACAGGCTGTTTGTAACTTAGCGTCTATTCCAGTAAATCAATTTATTACAATCGGAAAGCGTACAGGTAAACTAAGAAAACCTAATTGTGAGTACGACTATGAGGCTCTATATGATGTAGCATATCAAACAACACTAAATCTAAATAAAGTAATTGACGTAAACTTCTACCCTACTGCAGAAACTAAAGCATCTAACGAGAAACACCGCCCAATTGGAATAGGTATTCAAGGTTTAGCTGATACTTTTGCAATAATGGGAATTGAATTTGGCGGAGAAGCCTCAAAGAAATTAAACTCTGAGATATTTGAAACAATCTACTTCGCTGCAATGGAAGCATCAATTGATCTTGCAAAGAAGGATGGGGCATACGCCTCATACGAAGGTTCTCCATTAAGCTCAGGACAATTTCAGTTTAACTTATGGGGAGTAACGGATGACCAATTATCAGGTCGTTGGAATTGGGTAGCTCTTCGTAGAAAACTTATGAAGCATGGATCCCGAAATTCTCTATTGCTTGCGCCAATGCCAACTGCCTCTACTGCCCAAATCATGGGTAACAATGAAGCATTCGAGGCATTCACTTCGAATATAGGAACTCGTCGAACTTTAGCTGGAGAATTTATTGTAGTTAATAAACATCTAGTTAGAGATCTAGCTGAACTAGGACTTTGGGGAGATTCTATGAGAAATCGAGTAATCTTGGAAAAAGGTTCTGTTCAAAATATCGTTGAGATTCCAGAGGAATTAAGAGCTGTTTATAAAACAGTTTGGGAAATTTCTCAAAAGACCATCATCGACATGTCAGCTGATCGTGGTAAATTTATTTGTCAATCACAATCTCTGAATTTATTCTTTAGAGACGTAAATACTGCAAAATTAACATCAGCTCACTTCCATTCTTGGAAAAGCGGATTAAAGACAGGAATGTATTATCTTAGAACTGAAGCTGCGAGTTCGGCAATTGCTGGACTAGGAGTAAATATGGCTACTGGAAAAGTTGCTCCAACTGTCCAAATTGCACCAGTATTTGAAGCGCTTAATACAAGTGCGGAAGATATAGTATGTTCTCTTGATAACCCAGATGCATGCGAAGCTTGCGGATCATAAATCCTTAAACTATACTGACTTAAATAGGAGCCTAGCGCTCCTATTTTTGTTTATAAATAACAGTAACAAATAGACTATTATGGAAATACTTAACTTTAGTAAATTTAAACTGTTATTGGAAGCAGAAGGCGATCCAGAAACAGAGCCTGCAGCGGAACCGGTTGAACCACCCGCTGACGAAACTCCAGCTGAACCTGCTCCACCAGCAGATGCTCCAGCCGATGCTCCAGCACCATCATCTCCTGATCCAATGGCTGATCCTTTTGCTAGTGCAGCACTTCCGCCCGATCCAAATGCTCCAGTTGCTTCTTCTGGTACAGGTTCTACTCGAATCGTATTCTTAGATAAAGACAAGTCATGGCATTCGGAATTCACAGACGGTGGTGGAGTTAAGAGATACAAAGAATATGAATTGGCTCAAGCTGATCTAGATAAATGGATCACCGATAACAACTTCACAGATAAAAAAGAACAGATTACAGTCGCTCTTACTGGAACAAAGGCTTTACCTGAAGACATATACGATAAATTAAAATCAGCACTATCTTCTGATAAACTAGGGAAGGATCGTGGAGATATTGATATTAACTATGACGATAAGTCAATTCCATCTACTAGTGATCTCGATGTAATCTTCTTAAAGAAATGATAAAAAGATTTAGTCAATTTATATACGAATCAAAATACGACACGCTATCATCTTCTTATGCGAGCGATGTATTTTCATTTATCAAAAAAACAGCCGGCTCAACAATAGGCAAACCTAAAACTGAGAGTTTTACCTACTCTGAACCTATTGAATTTGACTTAACTGTTAAAATAGTTAGAGTGGTCGACTTTGATCCTTCTGAAACTACTGATTTTAATGGACTTCCTTGGGAAACCATTAATTTCGAAGAGAATGGATTTGTAGTTGATGCAAACGTGTATATCCCAGCTGAATCTGATCCAGACTCTCCAGAGATAGACCTAGTTATTTACATTAGCCCTGACGCTGAACCTTCTAAATACCAAGACTTAAACTTTAAAATAGTTGATACACTTAGACACGAATTGGAGCACCTTTTACAAAAAGGAGTAAACAAGAAAGTCGGTCACATTGTAAAAACCTCAAAAAAAGTTAGAGATGGTGCTCAAGACAATTACAAGTATTTTCTTTTACCTGATGAAATACCAGCAATGGTCTCAGGGATGCACGCAGCTGCTGTTAAAAAGAGAGTCCCAATAGATTCAGAATTCAATTCATACTTACGGCCTTTCGTTTCTTCCGGCGTAATCTCTAAATCAGAATTCGAAGAAGTAATGCAAACCTGGATACGATTTACTAAGAAATCATTCCCAGATGCAATATTTTCAACCAAATATCAATAATATTTAAAACCGGGTGAAGTTTCGTAATATAAGATACAAAAATACTTATTGATTATGACACCAGAATGGTTAACACAATTAAAGGACCAAGTTGCTCAACTTGAAGCAGAAGCGGTTAAATTCTACGAAAAAGGAAATAAATCTGCGGGTACTAGAACTCGTGGTCTTCTTCAAGAAATTAAAGCTACTTGCCAAGAGGGAAGAACTCACGTTCAATCTTCTAAGACAGCTCCAAAAGCTTAATTTTAGATTAAAAGTTCACATTAGAGGGCGGGTATTAAAACTCGCCCTATTTTTTTGGAAACCTCTCACACTTATTTAGTATAATTCTATAAATTAAAATCATTTTTGAACATGGAAGATCTATTCAATCTCAATCTCGATGATTTCTCAGGTAAATCATCAGCAAACGCTCGCAAAGTCGACGAAAACATGTACAATCCGGGTCCAGACCAAGGTCAGAACGGAATCTACAAATCAGTAATCCGTTTTATCCCATGGGTAACGGATCCTAGTAAAAGCCGCTACAAGAAGTACGCAGCAAAACTTATCAACCCTCTAACAAATGAGAAGTTGTACGTTGACTGCCCTTCTACTACTGGCGCATCATCAATTCTTTGGACATTGGACTTGGAATTAAAACGTTTGAAAAACGAAGAACCTTCAATTGTTGAAGAAATTCAGAAGTACTTCAATCGTTACTACAATTATTACTCTTGTGTTTACATCAAGAAAGACCCTCAATTTCCACAATTGGAAGGCAAAATCAAAGTTTATTCTTACGGATACACTATTGATAACTTGATTCAACAAGAGATCAATCCAGAAAATGAGTTAGTAACAACTCAAAAAATCAATCCATTCTCTCTTACTACTGGTAAGGACTTCGTATTAGTTATTAAACGTAAAACGAAAGCATGGAGAGATTTCAGTTCAAGTAAATTCATGAATGAAGTTAGTCCTTTGATTATCTCTCATGCAGGAAAAGAGATCGCAGTATCTAATGAGCCTAAAGTAATGCAATTTACTAGTGAGTTCTTTAAAAAGAACTCACCGGACATGAGTCAATACTTCTTAAAAGAGTGGACTGACCATGAGTATGAAAAAGTTGCAGAATTTATCAAAGCAATCGTTCCTTACAAACAAATCATCGATAACTTAGTTGCAAACACTAAAGATGAGAGAATGAAGAAACACTTTACTAACTCTGCTCCAGTTAATCGTTCTCAAGCACCAATGGGAGAATCTTTGGAATATACGCCAGCTGCGCCAGCTACATCAAGCTCTAATATGTCAATTGAATTAGACGATGATTTTGGTTCAATAACGGAAAGTCCAGCTCCAGTAAAATCTGCGCCAGCTGCTCCAGCTAAAGCAGATGACTTAGACGATTTATTCAAAGATCTATAAAAAATAACAACATACAAACATGGCAAGTTCTAAAAAACAAACCGCGACTGTAGTTGAAGAAATCAAGAGTGCACCGGCTGACCAAGTTCAGCCGGATGCTGCTCCGATTGCAACACTACTTTCTTCAATCAGTTATACTAATCAAGCTGATTACGATAACTTCTTAGCTAATTTAACACCAGAACATTCAGTAATCGTTTTGATTTCCGCAGCTAATCACTGTCAGTCAAAGGGTATATTTACATTGGATGAAGCTGAGTTAATTGCTAAGTCAATTAAAACACTAAGTGTTCAGCCGGAACAAGCTGACGCTCCAAAACCTTAAACTATGAATTTAATCATTGACGGAAATGCGTTTCTGAATGTCGCAGTAAGTATCGCAAAAAATATATTAGCTAACGATAAGAGAGTTGGCGAAAAGTATTATGTCAATGACTTATTAAATGACGATAAGTTTATTCTAAAGCAGGTAAGCAAAGATACATTTAGACAATTTTCTGTAAATTACTTTGGCAGCATTCTTGCTCCATTTAAGGAAAACATCAGTTCAGTATTTTTTGTATTTGACTCTAAGAGTTGGAGAAAGAAATATATCAAAGAACATTTTGAAACACACGGAGAAGGGGATTTCAGTTATAAAGGTCAAAGAAAATACGATGATAAAATTTATCTGTTCTTTGAATACTTTCAAAATGAAATTCTAAGTACAATATCTGACGATTATGGAGTTGTAGTAAACCGTGTTCCTGGAGCAGAAGGTGATGATTTAATTGCTTACATTTGCGAAAATTTAAAAGAAGATATTTGTATTTGGTCAGTAGACAAAGACTTAACCCAGTTACTTGAAAGTGACAAACGTAAAGTTATTTTGATTATGCCTAAGCAAATGACGAAATA